ATTTGATATTGTCTAAAATATCTTTAAGGCTATCAACAATAACTTGCTGATAGTCCAATTTCATGCGAAGTTTGCTAATGTCTGCGTCGGTTTCATAGAAAAGATCCATATCACTTTTGAGCGGTTTGGTCATTCCAGCAAACGGGTCATAGTTCCAGCCACGGCTGTCCATATCTTCTTTACTCATCTTGCCGTTGTAGTATAGCCATTTATCTTTTTTGAGAACGGCCATACCCAATTCACCTTTCTTAAATTGCAATTTACTTAGGCTATACAACTCAAGATATTTTGAGTGCAACTGTGCACTCTTCATGCTGGTAACATCAAGGTTAACTTCGTCAACCTTACTGTCTTCTTTCCACATTAAAATAATATCATCTAGTGTCATTGTTCTAGATTGATTTATACAGGTTTAAACCATGAACACAAAATCGTCATATTTAAACGTTACATCAATAAACGCATATTCTACATCAGATGCCTGAGCATTTAATTCCACACCGCCAATAGAACTAACAAACACTGAATTGAATTTTACGCTGCGTGATACATTGGAATGGCTGGTAACAAAATTCAATAGCAAGCTGTATGTTTCCAATCCGCCGCCACTACCATTGCGTTTTAACCAGCTAAGCAATTCTTCATATACATAAAGATTTTCATCAACGGCAATGCGTACACTCAATTCGCCATATTGCACAAATCCACTGCTAACATAACCTGCTTTGTTAGCAAAGTTAATTGCAACCTCACTAACATTGACACTAGGAAAAGATGCGGCGACCGCAAGGCGTTGCGTTAGCGGAAACAAATCAGTATTAAACTGCAACTTAAAGCCGGTTAGCGATAGTAGGTGTGTAGCCATATATGTTATTTATTAAAGTAAAAAGGTGAGCAACCTTTCGATTGCTCACCTTTGTGATTCCCTAAAGGAATATTATATCACTTACTGAGAAGGTTGCTCAGTTGGGATATACGAACTACCGCCGAGACCAGTAACGGCGAATGTGCGGAAATACGGATTTTGTTTGTCAAGGCCTGTTTCGGATGATGCTGCACCACCTGCATACGGGTTAGTAACAAGACCATAACGTGTCTTGAAACCAATCTTTGGTTGGAAGGTGTTAGGATCAACGGCGCGAACCATTGTCAATGGAACATATGGGCAATAGAAAATACCAGCGTCATATGCATTGGTACCACGATATCCAACAGTGATGTAGTCGTTTGCTGCAAACGGGTCAATAAACACCTTCATGCGTCCGTTAAGAACACCAGCAAATACATTGCCTGTGTCATCAACATTCAGGTTGGTTGACATTGCAGGAGAATAGTCAAGAACACCTGCAGCTGCAAGAGCACTAGCAACGTTTGAGGAACAGATAACAAGGTTACCTTTACCACGACGTGTTGCACGAGCAACAAAGTTAGCTTCAACTTCAATTTGGAAAAGAAGCGACTTGAACTTTTCAACAGCCCAGCGACCATCAGCATCTTCGTTGATATCGAAGAAACCAGTTGCAGAACCAACAGTTGCACTTTGACCAGCAACACCAGTTGCACCAGTAAAGGTAACAGCGCGGATACCACCAGTTTGTGCTTTAGCATTAACTGTTTCAATAACTTCACGGTTGATTTCAGCAAGGATTTCAACAGCAAGGATATTAGCAAGTTCAGCTTCTGCATCAAGGCCGTGAACGGCTTTGAGGTCTTGAGCAAGTTCCATTGTGTATTCTGCTTTAAGAGCGCGTGTCTTAGCAGTAACAGTGGTCTTGTCAACAGTGAAGCCCATTTGACCGAAGCCAGAAGAACCTGTTGTACGACCAATTGAAGTAGTTACGGATGCAGTTGCACCAATACCAAAACCACCTGGATCAGAGTAGTTGCCGTCAACACCGTTGCCAGTAAGCGCTTCACCTTGTGCTGTAGTAACAGGACCGGAGAAATTGGTTTCTGGCTTGTTGAACAATGCTTCAGAAGAATTTGCGCCAGCAGCAGTTTGATAGTTGGAACGCATTGCAAAGATCAAACCTGTAGGCATGGTCATTGGTTGCACACCAGCAATGTCATAAGCAACAACGTTTGGCATTGCACGACGAACAAGGCTGATAAGAACTGGATCCCAGGTCTTAACTGCACCGCCGCCGGCACCAATTGTGTTGTTTTCGTTGAGGAACGATGCTTGTGAATTTTCTTCACGAATTGCATTCTCTTGGTTCTCAAGGAGAACCGCAGTGATTGCTTTACGATAGTTGTCCTTGAATGGAGGAGCGTCTCGGGCTTCCAGAATTGGAGCCCACTTTTTTTGTAGTTGTTCTGAATTAAACATAATAGTTATTTTCTAGGTTGTTGTTTGTTTGTTTGGGAACCGTGTATCAGCTTACAATGTTTGCGGTAGACGCATTGTTGAGGCGTGAGATTGCGGTTAAATAGTTTTTCATAATTGGTGAAACTTCATCACCGGTTGTTTCGTTTTCGACTAAAGTTACGGTACTAATGTACGAATCTTCTTCTTTAATGGTTTCTTTTGCGATTTGACGGTTAACAATATAAAACTCTTTGAGAGTTTCAACTTTCTTACTGAATGAATCGGCATCAATATAATCAATGTCTTCAGATAGTGTTTGCAATTTGGCAGCTTGTGTATCAGCAAGGTCACGAGAAGCTTCGGCGAGAATGTTTGCACGAGATAGTGTTTCCACTTTTTCGGCAAGGCTTTCAGCAATACGCTCAAGCTTGGTAGCATGCTCTTGACTTTCGCTCAACTTGGTTTCCATTTCAGATACCATATCGGTCTTACCTTCAGGCACATCAATATAGTTTTCAACAAATACACTCTTGAGTGAAGTGATAAAGTTTTCAGCAATTTCAGTACGTAGTGTACTTTCAACTGCAACCTTATTGTCTGCAACCCAGCTTTCAACTGCATATGTCAGATAACTGTCGATCTTTTCAACCAAGTCTTCTTGGATGGTTTCAACTTCTTCTGCCAGACGTGTTGCATATTCTTCCTTAAGTGTTGCTTCAGTTTCGGCAACCTTGGTGCGAACTGCAGTTTCAAAAATAAGCGTTGCTTTTTCCTTGAATTCTTCAGTTAGTCCAACTTCGCTTTCAACCAAACGAGTAATGTCGCTTGAGTCAACTTCTTCTTTCATATTTTCATCCATAGGATCTTCATCTCTATCATTTATGATAAGATCAAGCATACCGAATTGTCCAGTTTTTGCGTAATGCATTCCTGCTTTACGAAATGGACCAGACATATCATCAACGGACTTTAATATATCAACCAACATAGTTTGACCTTTGCGTTTTGAATACTGTTTGGTGCTTTGCATTTCAAGTTTGTTAACTTCAGCATCACTGAGTCCAAGTTTTTTAGCAATGACTTTAAGATCCGATGCGCCTTCTGTAAGTTCAACTTCTTCTTTAATATCCACAACTTTTAAATTTTGTTTTGAGAGTTTGCTAAATCTATCTTTTTGATTTTCTTCGTGCTGAATGTAAAATGCGCTACCAATATTCATATATGTCTTTCCATTAAACATAACATAATTATTAGGTTCTTTAGCTTCATAATCATCATTAACATCTTCAACAAAAATCTTAACTTGCCAACCTGGAATTTTGCTTGGGCCTTTATAACCCATATAACCATAATCGTGACCTTTTAAGACTTCTTCGGCGACAATTTTACCTATGCCAATTTTTGATTTAACTGGTGAATTTTTAACATAAACTTCTACCCAATCACCAATTTTAACTCCTGGTTTAAAAGAAGAAATATCATCAAGAAACTTATCGGCACTCTTCAAATACTCGGCATGATCTTTAGCATCTTCCTCGTCATCAGGATCATACACATTTTTAAAATCTCCTTTAGCCTTTTTAGGATCCCAACCAGGATTTAATTTTTTTAATTTATCCTGGAAAGCACCTTCTTCAAGTTGTACTTCTTCATTTTGCTTCTTGATAGCGGCCGTAATCTTCTTTCGACGATTCTTTAGATACGCATCGGTTTCATCGGAATCACCGTCGTTGTCGACGTCGTCATCTTCTTTACCAACGCCATCAATTGCTTCTTCCATTTCGTCAGAATCTTCTTCTCCGTCTTTGTCTTCCTCTTTTTTAACTCTAGCTTTAATTCTAGCTTCGGCGATATCTTGCATATGTTCCGCTTCAGCCTCTAAAGTTTCGTCAAGAGAAAGTAATGATTCTTCTGTGATATCTTCAATGATATCATCTTCAATTGTTTTGTATGTTTTTTGCATAAGTTATATTACTTTGTTTTTGTTTAGAGTTTGGAGAGGAAATCTTTGAAGATACGTTCCTGAGCTATAGCTTGTTTAGCAAAAGAGGCATTCTTAATTTCTGTCTCATATATTTCAATTTGTTGCTGCTTAAGTAATCCATTGTCCCATATCCATTCTACTCCTTCAAGAATCCCGTTCACAAAAGCGGACGGTGCACTTGGATCTTGTACAATATCAATAGTTGACAATACATAGTCGTCATTGACAACTGTTTGGCCACTCTTGCTTGCAACGGTTCCCATACCACGGCTTGAAACACCCAACTGACATCCGCCTTCCAATAGTCCTTTCACAATTTTACCCATTGGCGTATTCAGGATGAGTGCTTTTCCAACAACATCATTACCATTCCACATAAGAGCGGTAATGCGATGCGAAACTTTATCGAGGTTAATTGCAGGGCCGTCTGGGTGATTTAATTCACCAACGGCTCGGCCGCGATTAACATAGTCAGTTGTATATTTTGCAACTGCACTTTCTAAAACTGTTTTTGGGTATATGCGGCGATTGCGATTAAGCTGTTCAGCCTGCATAAATATCCCTTCAATCACATAGTTCTTGCCGCCATCGTCGGCAGCTTCAACTAGATATTTTATATCTTCCAAGTGTTCTGTGATTAACTTCATACTGATAATAGTTTATTTATACAAATTCATATTTTATCAAGCACATAGTTTAGTGCGGCATGAACCTTTGGATTGCCTCCATCGGATACATCAACATTCTTAAACTTTTTTAGCAGCTTGGTATATAGCATGCGAATTTCTTTTTCAAATTGTTTACCATCGTCACGTGTATCAATTTGAATAATGCGTGAAAGAGCACGTTTGTCTTCATCATCAAGTGCACGATAAATTTCTCCTTGTGCTTCACGGAACTTGATGTTTTTACGCTCAAGGTCTAAACCCTTTGCATAATCAAACTTTTTTGCGTTTTTCTCAATCGCCTCGGTTACAATGCTTTCAGTAATTTTTGGAGTGTCATAAATGCTAGCACTCAACTCAACTCTTTTGATATCAAGAACCGTCTTGACTTTATTAATAATCATGCGCTGCACCGCAGCTGCACTTTCATTGTTGTCGCCAGTTTCAATGCTTTTGATAAAACTTTTAATGTTATTCATACAAGTATATATTATCTTTATTTATATTATTTATGCGTTAAAATCGCCGTTGTTGCCATCATCGGTTGGTTTATTGTCTTCTGCCGCTGCGGCTTCAAGTTTAATCTCTTCATCCATTTTTACAGATTCATCCTCACTTTGATTTAAGATGTTTCGTCGAACCCATTTTTCGCTGTAATATTTACCAATTTGTCCGCTAATAGAATCCAACATACCTATGCGTTCTTTCATAATTTCAAAGTCTTTAAGTTCGCTAAAGAAGTTGTCTTCAATATAGTCAATACTACAATTTTCACCGATGGCACTCCAATCATCTGCAGTAATTATACCCTTTAAGATGAGTTGTACACGCAAAATATCAATGAACAGTGTTGAAAACTTACGGCGCAAGCGGTTAATAAACTTTTGAAATTTAACTTCTTCACGACTGATTTCAGTGCTACGACCAACATTAAACATGCTATCACTTTCAAGTCGGCTTGATGGAACATTTAGAGCCTTGTAAAGATTTTTCTTAAAGTATATTACATCGTCAATTTGCCCAAGATTATCGCCACCAGGCAGTGTAGTAATTTCTGTACCGCGACCGCCTTCACGACGTGGTAACCAAAAATCTTCAAGCATGCTCATGGTCTTGCGATCATCGCGTATTTCACCAGTATTGGCGTCATACATAAGCTTGTTGCGGTACTTGGCCATAATGCCTTGTACATATTCTTCAGCTTTACCCTTTGGAAGGTTGCCAATATCAATATAGAAAATACGGCGCTCAGGCGCACGTGCAATACGATAGATGACTAATGCGTCTTCCATCATGCGAAGTTGATTTATCAACTTGACTGCTTTATGCAAATGGCTGATGCTAACCTTGCCATTCTCGTCCATGACACCACTTGAAACATGCACAATACTGTTAACATCAATTTTTAACCCATTAATACCACTATTGCTATTAAAATCATCAGTGTACATATAGTATTCAGCAGTAACTTCACTGGTCTTTATGCCCGTTACTTTATCAATCTTGGTACTAACTTCTTTAATTTTCTTTATCTTTAATGGATCAATTTGCTGAATCTCTTTGATGCCGTCTTTAGGCTTCTTTGGATCCATAATCAAGTAAAAATACAGGCGGCCGTCAATATACCAACGACGAAAAAAATCAAAGCCATTATAATTAAAGGAAAGTCTTTGAAGAATAATACCAAATTCTTCATGAATTTTTTTCTTAATGTTATCAGCCAAATCAACATTGTCAAGAACCAAATTAACAGGACTGCCATTGCTGTCACTTACAATTGCTCCATTTACAATTTCGTTAATTGCAGCATCACACTCTGGTTGAATTGCACTTGCACGATAGCGTAAGATAAGATCTTTTTCATTGTTTAAAGATCCACCATCAATATCAAGAATTTGGCCATAGTAACCTGCAGCACTGCTAGCTGCAGATACATATGATGCACCATCATTATCTACTGGTAAAGCAAAGCTTTGTGTATCAGCTGCATTGTCAACAGTTTTACCCAGTCTTTTAGTTATCTCAAACCCAAATATTTTCATACCATTTATATATAAGAAAGGCAGGAGCACACCAATGCACTCCTGCCTTTAAAACATTTCTATATTTTAAACAATGTTATTTGTAACATCAGTCCAATATTGATAATTCATTTCAATTGTGAACTCTTCAATTGCATCGGTTGTATCATAATTCAATTCGATTGCTGAAATGTTAATTGGATATGCATCAATAAATGTATATGTTTTTAGAACATTTTCAGCACGGTCAAGTTGTTCAACTTGCATTTGTGCACCATATCCCAATGCATTTGACCCTGTGAAGGCCGATACATTTGCGCTATGTGCATTAATAAGATTCATCCAATTTTCAAATGCAGTGCGAATCACCATATCATTATCGTTGATAACCGTAACAGTCCATGTTTCAAATGTGCGATCACCCGCAATTTTTAATTCACGTCCACGAAATTTCAACGGGATTGTGCCAATAACACTAGCAGGCAGCGCTGCGCCTTTGATCAAGAAGCTTGCTTTTTCTTGATCATAGCCAGATGAGCCCGGCCATGCTAATGTTACTCTGAATAAGTTCGGGCGTGCGCCTCCACCTGTTAGTTTTGATTTAAAGTCTTCGATTCCAGCCATAATTTTTTTGTTTTAAATTGTTATAATGATATTTATATTAACCAACGATTGTTCTAAATTCAACACCACTGCGTGTGGCAATGAAGTTAAGTGTAATAAAGTTAATTGAACGTGTTGGTTTGATATATATGTCAGCAACAAATCGGTTAGCATCAACAACTTCACCAGTATTGTTTGTGCTATCGCACACAACACGGAAGTCAACAATACCACGGCGCCCTTGAACGTCACGTAAAAACGGTTCAACAATATTCTTAAATGCTGCACGCGTAAAGTCATCGTTTTGTTCAAACAATTGAAATTTAGAAGCAGTGGCAATTGATTTTTCAAGAGCAATAAACAAGCGACGAACGTTGATACGATCAAATGCGCTTGGCTTGGCCAATCGTGTTTTATCACCAAACAAGACAATGCCCTGTCCAGGGAATGAACACACTGGATTAACACCCAATTTATAAATGGCATCACGGTCTGCTTGGTTTGGGTTGTATGCCAGTTTAACTACATCACGTAATTGTCCGCGATTAAATCCAGCGGGGCTAAACCATGTATCTGCAACCAAATCAGTATTAGCGCAAAGACCGGCAATATGTCCACATGCAGGAATATAAAGATACTGATCTTGATATTTATTGTAGACATACACTGGACCGCTGTCCATTACCATATAACTGCTGGCAGGAGCGCTATTTGCTTTGTTTACTACCAAAGTTTTCTTATCGCTATCACTCGTTGCTGCGGCAACGCTCAATGGCGCACTCATAAACCCAATGCAATCTTTACGCACATCAACAATGGTTTTTAAATAACCGTCATTTGTCGCTGCTGTTGCAGCGACATTATGAACTTCACCAAATAATAGGCTTACATCAATACTTTGTGAATCGGCAAACATATTATATGCATCATTCATGCCGGCTGCAGCCATAGCTACGTTTGTACCACCAGCCAATGTAATTGTAACACCTCCAGTTGCTTTTCTTGCAGCGAGAGGAGTGCTTGCACAGCTTAATGCAGTAACATCAGTAATAGCAAATTCTGTTTCAGTTAATAGAC